TGATAAATAAAATTGAAAACAAAGTAGGTCCAAAAACGTGACCTAGAGGAAGTAAAATCCTCCGCGGGGTCCGGGTTCGGTTGGCCATTGTCGCTGCTGTTCGTTGTGCGAGCGTGGAGTGTGAATCCATACTTGAGCGCGAAGTTGTAATCGCGTCGGAAAGACCAGTGTTCTGAAAGCGTCGAGTTCTGAGACGTCATCTTCAATGAAACGTGCAGATAGCATCCACGTCAGTGTGCTTGGGTCTGGTTCTAATCCTTTCTCATGTACGATCTTATTCCATATATATTCGCAAAATTCGTGAACGTTTTGGTGCTTGCCAGCGTTGGCGTATGCGATCCCGAGTGCGGCGGAAGCTAGCTTGTGCCAGTTACGTCGATGTTCAGGGAAGAATAGATGTCTGAGCAGATCTTCTTCGGTCCGGTAAGGTAGTCCGTACTGATTAAAGAAACTAAGTACTGAAATTCCATTGAGTGTGTCTTGGAATTGGCTCTTTTTCTCGCTGAGTTTAGCGTTGAAATAGAATAGTGCTGTCTCTCGAATAGTGATGAGTGCGGATGGTCCGTAGATCTGATACAATATACCCAGGAAGGCGATGAGGGAGTCATCTCCTTGGACGCGGATCCAGAAATGTTCTGAATTGATGTCGATGCCCATTGCGGATAAGCAAGTCAAGATCATTATAGCGTTAGCGAATGAGTCCATGAGCTGTGTCTGCATGAATCCTGAAGCGAAACCGTTATGGTTCCAGCTAAAGAGTCTGTTGTCAGGAAGTAGAATTGGGGTCTTTTTGATTGACCATGTCATCCATTTCCAAAGTCTCTCGATTCTTTGAGGGTTCGTCTTTGCGTGCGGGTAGTAGGAAGTTGGTTGGTAAACTGTGAAGTCAAAGTATGATCTCCAGATGTCGTGAACGACGTCTATCAGTTCGTGAAGCAACCGCTTGTCGAATTCAGACCAGTCTAAGCTTAGGACGTTATTCCTGGCTCTCTGACCATTGATTTCGTGGGTTAGCTTTTTCCATCCTCCTCGGATAATCTCTCGTCCCCAGAGCATGAATCCCTTGTTGGGATTGTTCAGGTAGTACGCTTGAATGGGCCAAATGAACATGTTTTCGATCTGAATAAGTAGCTTGGTAGCTCCAAATACGGCTCGAATCTTATCTAACTCTCCGTGTGCGACCGTGTGTGCGCGGGCGAACAAAGAATGCCAGTAATATGCCTTTGGTGTTCCATCATCTGTGAAGAATTTTGCGTCTCCGTCTTTGATCTGATGAACTAAAGTCCGATTGTGTATAAATATCTCGTTGTAGAGGTTATGAAACGACGTTTTAATGTTCGTAATCATGCCTAATGCCTGTTTGATCTTCAAATAATCCGTAACTAGAATACTGTTGCGAATGAAATAGCTGATTCCTTTTGTGACCTTGTTAATGAGCTTCGGGGATTGTGATTCTCCGTCGAGGTCTCTAAACTGAGGTTGAAACCTATAGAATGGTAGATTCCATGGAGCTGCAATGTTGGGTTGCAATCGCCAAGGGTAGTACCTTAGGTCTGG